TTTGGCTTCCTGCAACTGCATACCCCGGCACGCACGCGGGATATAATCAGCAATTTGAGCGATAGCTTTTTCGTTCTGTTTAAACATGCTTCACCTCGATAGGCTTGATGGTGTCTAACAGCAGTCGACGGCGCGTATTTTCTGCAAAGTGGCGGCGTCCGGTATCTTTGTGGTAAAACTCATTTTTGCCGACGACCCACATCCGCTCTGTTTGGTGCAGTTTTTTTACCTGCGGACCGTCTTTGGTGATCACGGTGCCGGTATGGGTTTTTACGATTGTCATGCCACTACCTCTTCGAACAGATGAACGAGACAGGCCGATGCTCGTCCACCTGAAAAACTGACGATTTGATGCATACTCACGGTTTATTCCTGAATGCGCTTAAACTCGATTACCCATACCCACGGGTTAGATAGCCAGTTATCCTGCCCGTAAATACTGCGCCAGATATCACCAAAACCAACGCGATAAACAGCTTCCGGCGGCGTAATTTTGTACATCGCCGGAGATGCGCCTTCTGCTTTAGCATCTGCCTCGCTCATATCACGCAGCCGTTCCACACGCACGTCGGTAATTTCCAGCAAAATGCGCGATGCCCAGCGCGGCATGTGAATTGATGGACGCCACCCGCCATCAAATTTTTCATTCACAGTGTGAGGTTTCCAGTCGGCATCATCGGGTATCGACCACAAGCCGTAATCACCCGGCTTTTGCTCACAACTGGCCCGATAAATCCTTGCTGCGTTCTTCTCATCGCCACGACAAAGGTTGTCGTTCCAGTCCACACTGCAACCATCCTCATTGCCTAATATCGCCCACGCCTCACGGACCCATATGCGATCACCAACGTTACCGAACGGGCATAAACCATGTTCAGGTGCATCCATAACGTGGGTATAGACACCATTGCGTTTCTTTGTCGGTTTACGGATAACCAGGCAGTTATCGGCCCTGACATTTTTTACAGGTCGGCGAGTCTGCGTCTTCCTTCCTTCGAGGATGGCCCTGACCATCTCATCGTTAAAAATCATCCCGCGTTCTTTCATTTTTTGATCCACCTCATCAGTTATTGAAAGTGATCACTCCGCGCTCGATGGCGAAGTCAAAAAGCTGGTTAGCGGCTACGTAAAGGCGTATGCCATGTGCTTTTTCCCATGCCCGGACATCGTTTTCTGCGCTTCTGGCGCAGTCATCGCAAAGAGGAACAGCCCAGCGGTCGTGTTCGTTTAACGAGCGGGCGCGGTACATGAACGGGTGGTTAACTTTGCCACCGCATCCGATGCACGGACGAGAAACCACAAACCGGAGATAAGCCGGGCTTTTACCGAGGACCGCTTTTGGTCGGCGCATATAAAGCAGGCCGGAATCCTCATCTACAGACAGGTTGACGATCTGCTCTGCGGTTATGTCCACCAGCTCGCGGGTACTGTGCTCCCAGGTGATATCTGATTCTTTCAGCGTACCGGTAGGGATTTCAGTTTTTGGCTGACAAAATGCAATGCGACCGGCTTCATCTGGTAGCTCATCTTTCAGATTCCGGCGAATGGCCCAAAAAGTGAGTTCAACCATGCTCAGATCGCGTTCTGGCGGTAGTTTTAACTCGCTCGCAGCCCAGTTCATAACCCAGTTGGCACGATTCAGGGATAACTGGTCGTCCAACTTGCTGTACCCCTTCATCATGTATTCCGCATCATGCTTCCAGCACAGGCGAACGGCAGAGCCGTTATAGAAATGAGTGGTTAGCTGGTGGCTGCAATCGCGCTTATCGTGCGCCTGGCAATCGTGGATATTGGAACTTACCCAATGAACAAGCGAATCTTCACCGCCCAACGCGTTAAATACGCGCTCGCTTTGAAAAAACGGTTTCAGAGACTGGTTGGCAACCAGCGAATAATTCAGATCCACTACGCCATCTGGCGTGTTTTCAGCCTGTTCACGCGGAAGTGGGGAGATAATGAAACGGCGACCTGCGCCAATGTAGTTACTGGTGGGCTTGTCTACCGGAAAGACAGCCACACCAGCTCCGTTTACGAAATGAGGTGTGATTATTGCACTCATAATGTATACCGACTCTGTTTTGTTCCGAGCGGTAAAATAATATGTTAGAAAACTAAAATCAATGTTCTAACAAATTTTGAGTGCGTAAATGATTTGATCAGACTTTAAGCTGCCCTCCCTTCACCTGCATTAGCGTCAGATTTCCGCAAAAAACCGCGCCCGTGTCTATGTAGTGCTGATTCCAGTATGCTTTTGGTCTTCGTACCGGTGTGTGCCCAAAGATAAAGCGATCTGCGCCTGTGATTTCTCCACCAATGCCATCTATCGAATCACCGACGCGACTGCGCGACCAGACAACATCAAAAAGCGACACATCCTTACCGAACTGGTACTCTCCACCTGGATAGTCGGCATGGGCTATAACGATAGTTTCATGCCCGGTGTTCAACTCAATGATATATGGCAGACGCTTTACCAGCTCCACCAGCGCCTTGGCTAATATTTCCTGATCAGTGTCCAGCATGAAGAACCATTGTCCGCCATTCATTAGCCAGTTATTCACGTTGCCATCAGGACTTAACGCATCAAGCATCAACCGCTCATGGTTCCCCATTACTGCCCTGAACCAGGGCATCTGCAATAGTTCCAGACATTCGACATTTTCAGTACCGCGATCGATAAGGTCGCCAACCGATATCAGTAAATCCTGCGCCGGGTCAAAATCCACACGATGGAGTTCGGACATCAGTCTGGTGTAGCAACCATGCAGATCACCAACAACCCATATGTTTCTGTAGCCAGAACCATCAATACGGCTATATAAATTCACTTCATGCATAGCCTGGATCATGCGGCAACCTTCTCCCGCAGCCAGATACAAACTGGACCATCTTCAGTGTCATGAATAGAGCCAACAAACCAGCCTTCACCCTCTGGTCGCTCCGGTTCCCAGGCGGCAATATCGGGACCAGCTGCGTCCAGATCAAAATCATCTTCATCCATACTGCGAATAGTCCACTGAAGATTATTTTCCTTCATCCAGGCGTCAAATTCCTCAGTGGAAATATATTCACGGCCTGCGCAAAACTTTTCATACTCCGGATGTGTCCAGCAGCCATATTCATCACGTTCTACCGGCATTTCTTTAATTGTGCTCACTCTTCATCCTCCAAGTCGGCAACGGCATCCATCACATCAGAACCGCGAATAAACTCAAAAGCACGGCAAGCCATTTCAAACACCTGTTGTTCTTGCGGATGCGGTGACTCCCAATACTTAAAACCAGGTCGATGCTCGTAACCCATCATGGAATAAAAATCGCCAGCAAGTTCAATCGCGGCATCAACAAGTTCGCGATTTGTCATCGTCTGTTCTGTCATTTTGTTTTCTCCTGTCTGAACATCACTATCATCAGGTCGCCTTTTGTCGCTATCCTCGCTGTTGTGCCTGGTTCAATGCTGCCAAGTTCAAATGCGTCATAGAACGCTTCTAATGCCTTCTGGCGTAGTTCCTGTTTGCGCCGTTTTTTCCACTGTTTCAGGAAAATGGAACCCAGCCATCGCCATGTACGGGACATGATGTAAAGCCAACCGAGAAGTGCCAGACCGGTATTTAGGGCCGTATCGAGCGTTATCGTGGTGTCGATATTCACTGGCTGCTTCCTTTGCGAATCTGTTCCGCCCATTCTTCAAGGGATTTCTCCGCATATTCACCGGACAGGCCATCAAGCGGATGCGGTTCATTAGCCAACTCTTCTTTCGCTGACAAAATCATGCGTGTAACGTCGAAAACTTCACGCAAAGACTTATTGATAAATCCGTGATTGAACGCAGCAGCAAGACGGCTTGCGGTGTAGTTAATCCCCTCGTTGCGTGCCTCCGCACGTACTTCAGCCAGGAAAGCGTCGGTGGCCGGAGTTTCAGGAATCCGTCTCCTCATCAGTTCTATTGCATGATTGAACCCGAAATCTTCCGCGAGAGATACGTCATCCATATTGTCATTGTCATCCTCAATATCCCGTGATTCTGGAATTGCAGACTTTATTCCCGCATTCTCCGCCGCCAGCGCCGCGCAATTACCCTCCAGCTCTGCAATGCGCTGTTTTGCGGCATCAAGTTCAATCGATAATTTTTCCAACTGCTCTTTATGCTTCTTGTATTCCTGATATGCGTGCCAGGACTGACCTTTGCGCACACTATCAGTAATATCAGTAATCTGTTCTGGTGTTAGCGTGGTCAGTGGCTGTGCTGGAAAAATCATCACTTGCCCGGCATCCCAATCAAAACCCACCTGAATTGACTGAACCTCAACTGATGGTGTTGAACCGATGCGACCAGGCGAATGAACAACGATCGTTACATCCATATCGCGACGATGGCTGTGGTTGTTGGACAAAATACGATTCACCAACTCAGAAAATTTGGAAAATTTCATGCTGATTCCCTTTGCTCTTCCTGGATAATGTTGTTGCAATCTTTCACGCACTCGTTGCAGATGAAAACGTTGTCCCCGGCAATTAACTTTTTAACGGTGTGCTGGGATTTGTTACAGAAGCTGCAATAAAGCGTTGGACTGGCTGATACGGATGGTGCGCCAGATGTCAGCCGCGCGATGTCGTTCTTGCGACGCAATATCACACGGCTGCACTCGACCAGCATCTCCGGGGATATCTTCTCCTCCGTAGCGAGCGTTTCTAATCGTTCGAGTATGTGGAAGGCTTTTTCCTGGGTAATTGCAGAATGCGATGTGGTCATCATATTTTCCCTTCAAAGTTCGGGCGCAGGCAGGATTGTCCTTTACGAAGCAGGGCTGCGAACCTGTCAGCCGCATCCGCGCAAGCAGAAGCAACGGAATCAAAAAATGGATCATCTCCGGTATCGCGCATCGTCAAAGCGAATGCCTCCAATCCCTGAGCCTGTATTTCAACAAGGTAAGCTTCAGATGTAGTGCTTTTCACCTCGCCTAATTTGTTATGAGCTATGTTCGCTACACATGCGATGTCTATATCTGGATGATTAATTGGGAGATGGCTAAGAATTTCCTCAAGTGCTGCTTTTTTGTTTTGGCATTCCGCCACCAGCGCCCCGCAATTGCTTTCCAGCTCTGCAATACACTTTTTAGCGGCTTCCAGCTCAACACGCAGATTCTCAAGCGTTAGAGCCATCTCCACGTTCTCGTCCAGCAGTTCAATCACATCAGGATCGCTATCATCAACTACTGTTATGCGCGATTTTTTGTAATGCTCGTCAGCATAAGTTCGTCCAGTTTTGAAGCATCCGTCTTCCTCCATGCCAGAACAGGCATAAACAACATGTGATCCAGATATGCGCTGCATTGACATTTCCTCGCCACAAACAGAGCATTTAGGCGCTGGTTTCGGTGAAAAACGTTCACGTAACGTCTGATAATAAAGCTCGCTCACTGGATGACTCCTTTACGAAGCTGTTCGGCGATATCTTCGAGAACGCCATCAGAGAATGAGCGGTCAAAATCGCCTTCCGGCGCATTAGCCATAAACTCAGTAGAGGTAAGAATCATCCGGGCAATATCCGCGGCGTTCTTCGCAGTATCATCAATAAAACCAGCTACCCAGGCAGCCAGCATTCTGTTCGCCACAAAGTAAGCGCCCTCCTTGCGTGCTTCAGTCTTCACTTCATCCAGGAAAGTGTCGGTCGCAGGAGTAGTTTTTTGTGGTGATAGGGCGATACGAATTGTTTCAAGAGCTGGATCTATTTCCACTGTTGGCACCTTGATAAAACCAAGCTGCACGCCATTCATAATGAACGTGCGGCGATCCTCACATATCGCCTTCAGTCTCGCATTCTCCGCAGCCAGCGCCGCGCGCTCTTTCTCAAGTCGGGAAATTTCCGTTACATACTCAGCGTTACGCTCTGCCAGTTGTGCGGGCGTTAAACCTTCAGACTTCATACACTCTCCTTTCGAAATAAACGTACTGATTAATCATGCCCAGGGGCATTTCGAGTTTTTCCGCGATCTCACGGCGGGGAACACCACACTGATGAAGCTGCCGTGCCAGTTCTATATCGCTCTGCCGGTATTTGGCTGACGGATGAAAGTCTCCTTTCAGAATCATGCTGATCCCCAACTCCCGCGCTTTAGTCCTGACGGCATCACCGGTACGACCGATCAGCTTCCCAATATTCTCGACCGTCATAGTTCCGGCGCACTGGCGGAGTATCATGATTTCTGCCTTTCCCCATCCCCGCCAGCTCACGCCGACATCCTCTGAGACATAAACTCCACAAAACGAACTGCATCTTCAGAAACAACGCCGCATGACTTCAGATAATTCATTGCGTCATTAGGTAGCGGATTAGTTGGTTCGGCATTTGCCAGGGATTGAGATAAACGCGTGATTAATTTGACCATTCTCCGCTGCCGGAGGTTGTATCCTTCAGCTAAAGACAGGTAACTGGAAAGGGTATTGCTTAAGCGGGCGCGAAGCTGATCCGTGCCGTGACATTCAATAGCAACATCACGTAATGCATCGACCAGTTCACGGTAAAGATGCGCTGCCATTCTGCAATCTGTGTCAGATGGTGCTTCATAAATTACCGTCAACCCCAGTTTTTCAGCCAGAGCGTGTTCTGCACGTGCTCCTGCGGACACATCCCATCCCTTAAGCAGATAGATCGCATCAGCAGAACGCACCATTGCCAGACAAATATCCATGTATTCGCTCTGGCAGAGGCCAGCAGGTAACAGCGCCGGATTCAGAACAATATGCCCTTCCTCCATCAGCTCTTTTGCTTTCGAAAAAAACGCTGTGCGGTTGTAGTCGGGATAACCAGTCATCGGCCCCGCGATGTAAATTTTCAAAACACATCTCACCATCAAAATTTCCCCAGCATCGTGACGAAAAACATCAGCACGGCAAAAAGCTCAATACCTAATTCAAGTAGCGCCAACGCCCCGAAAAAAAACACATAGAACAGGCCAATCTCATTCACAGATGGCTGGTGGATCGCACTTAAAGCTATAAGCATCATGTCCTCCAAACATTTATCAGTGATGATATTAATGTTTTGTGTTAGAAAATCAATTTTGAATATCTAACCATTTTGATCAATCATAGAAAAATCGTTGAAAAGTAAGAGACTGCCATCATGCAGAAACAGAGTTATTGGGAGAAACAGAGACAAAAAGCCATGCAAAAATTGGCTGACCCGGCCTGGCGAGAGGAACAAAGGGCAAAGCGCCTTCAACAAGCTCAACGCCAGCAGCAGCGAGCGAGAGAAAAAGCCGCATCGCCTGAATATCGGCAAAAGAAAATTGAAAAAGCAAAACAATATGAACAGCGGAGAAAAGATAAATCTGTATCCGCTCCGCCCAAAAAAACACGCACGTCACGCGGCCTGAAGGGCAGATCACTCACAGCCGATGAACGCCGGATACAGACCGCTATCGGTACTCTCCCCTGCATTGCCTGCCATATTCACGGGCAACATAGCCCAGTGGTATCCCTGCACCATATCTTCGGGAGAACGGCAGAGAACGCGCATAAATATGTCCTCCCTTTGTGTAAATGGCACCACCAGTACGCAGCGCCAGCCGAGGTCCGAGACCAATATCCCTGGCTGGTCCCTGTTCATGCTGATGGAAAAATAGGCGGAAAAGCAGATTTCATGCGGCACAATGCCGATGAAATGACGTTGTATCTGATGGCGATTGAATTGATAAATTAGTTTTCTAACATTTTAAGTTGAATTGAAAAACACTCCGATGTACATTCACTACCGATTGGCACACCGGTCAACTTTTTGAGACAAACTATTTAGTTTTTCGTATTATTGCCGCCGCCATACCTATGGCGGTGCAATATAGGTGGCTGAAAAGCCCCCGTTGACTCACGGTGTTCCAGCCTTTATTGCGCCGCCACCAGACCGTGGAACAGTCGATGGCGGCTCCGAAAGCAAGGAGTCACTACACTATGAACAACTACAGTCTTTCCCCATCACTCGTCGTCCACCACTCACGCGATAATCTGCATTCTTTACTCGCGCTGGGGGTGTCAAAATGACCGTTCGCTACCTCAACTTTCAAATCCAGAACATCACTGGCGGTTGCTATGACTGGTTTGTCACTCTCGGAAAAGAAGTGATCACCGGGAAGCTGGATGAAGTGAAGGCTAAAGCAATGGCCTACGCCTGCAAGCAAGCCAGGAAGAAATCCACCAAAGCATAAAAATACAGACTGTTGCGCCCTGGCATTATCGTGGGGTATATTTCTACGGCACCTTAGAAAAACGGGTGCCGGGATTGGAACCCCGGATAATGTCAAAGGCGACACAGACGCCGAAAGCGTCTTTTTTTGTGTCATGCCATCGCACAGCCATACGTAGCGTTTAGCTCAGAGATCAATGGTAGTGCTGGCTGGGCTGCCGAAAGGCAGGCCGGTTCCCTTTGACGCCGGTAGTTCCAACCCAGTCAGTGCTACCGCCATTGAGATTGGAACCTCACGCGGTAGCTCCTTAACTTAGTCAAAGGAGGCTGCCAATATGGCTACTATCCCCACCCCAACTCATTCTGAATTTATCTGGCGTTTCTATTCCTGCCAAAAACACCTCTATATCTGCGTCATGGCTGCAACCGAAGCAGAAGCGCGCTCATACCTTCCCGAAGAACCCTGCATTTTTGCTGCTCGCTTCACTCTTGATGCGATGGAGATCCTCAATTACTGGAATCTGCCGATGAACTGCGTGGAGGTGCACTGATGAATCTGTCCATCTCTCAAAAAGCGACAATGACCAGCATTGAGATCGCGGAACTGGTAGGTAAGCGCCCTGATAACGTTAAACGCACCATTGAACACCTGGCGGAACGGGGGGTAATATCTTTTCCTCAAATTGAGGAAAAGCCCACCGCAGGCCGCCCGGCGAGCTATTACGTCTTCGAAGGCGAGCAAGGCAAGCGCGATAGTATTGTCGTCGTCGCACAGCTCTCTCCCGAATTTACCGCCCGGCTGGTGGACCGCTGGCGCGAACTGGAGAATGCCCGGGTACAGTTAAAATCAAAAGCCGAAATCCTGGCTGAAATGGCGCAAATGCATCTTGAGCATGAACGCCGGATCAACGCCGTTAATGCCCAGGTAGCCGAAGTATCGGCACAAGTGTCCAAAGTCGCTGAAACCGTCGAGCAAATCAAGAAAGGCAATATGCCGGAAGGCCACATTTCGCCGCCAGCTGGCGGCGAAATGTGGCCTGACTGAAGCCAAATGCCGCAACCTTGTCAACGCTTACCGGATTCCCACCGATACGCATGAGTTTTTAACTCCAGATGGTTTGCTTGCGAGACGCTCCATTGTGGCCCTGGCCCCCTTCCGGAAAGCCTTTAAGCAGGTGATGTCGGAGGCAGAACCACGCAATAAACGCTGGTATCATCCAAAGATGGGGATGTTTCAGGCAATCCACCATCCTGTGCCTGAAAGTCCAAAGGCAAACCTGTCGTTGCATACCGCCAGAGAGAGGATTAAAACAGGGTATGCAATCGTATGCCGTCGAGCATCTTGGCCTGAAGGTGTATGGGTATGGCCCGAAGGTGGATCACGAAAGCACTGGCGCACTATCCGGGATGGGAAAATCCATGCGATTGATTTAGCTCCAGAGGATGTTGTTGCTACGGACTGGATTGTTAGTTAATTACTGTTGCCCCGGCCTGTCCGGGGCTTTAACTACTAAATAACCGGATTCTCCGCACGATGAAGAAAATAGATTTCACTTACTCTGCTGCCACAATCCAGCGACGTTTCCGTCTCATAAGGGAAGTGGAACTATCAAAAAACTGGTATCAAATTCTACTGGATGAAGAGTTTTCACTGATGGTTATAGCAGAAAAATTGGCTATGCCGAATGACCGGCACAAGGTCATAGCCAGCCTGGATCTGGTGACAAACAGATACTGGGAATCCGAGGAACTACTTGAAGTTGGCTTGATACGCGAGATGATAGAACAGGCTGTTCCCCTCCACTTACAGCAACCATAATTGAAAGGTCTTAACGATAGTCTGCCACGAATAGTTACTTTCACTGCCTAAAGTTATTTAATTGCATTACAAAGTGTAAATTAGTAACATTAGAATCTCACACAGCACTATAACTATATGTTTTTTATGTAAAAGGATGATAATCGTGGCTACTAAAATTAAACTTGAAAACCCTCAAACTGGCGAATCAATCACCGGTTTTTATGGTTTTTCCTGGACTACATTCTTGTTTGGTGCTTTTCCAGCTTTGTTCAGGAAAGACTTTATAACTTTTATTGGGGTATTCGTAGTGATGCTGATACTGGCATTCCTCACAGCCGGAATTGGCCCGTGGATTGCCTCATTTATCTGGGCGTTCATGTATAATAAATATTTCACCGTAAATAAGATAAAACAAGGCTTCATTTTTGCTGGTTCTCACACAGAAAATGAGTTGGCTGCTAGCAAGCTAGGATTGTCATTAAATCAAAACAACTGCAAAACTATTACCGAGTAAAGCCAAAAAGCAGGCTTAATAGTAAGCCTGCTATATCAATCACGAATCTCTCTGACAATTCAGAAACATAAACGCCCGCTTGTCTGTTAAATCCGTAACATAATACTCTCTCATGCCTGTAGGTTTTATTCTACGAGCATATACAAACTTATGAACTGGTTGTTTTTCCCCATAACTTACATCAGTCCTAAATTCATCAACCACGCTACCATCTTTTTCGACTTCCTTTCTCACCAGCTTATTTTCTAATGCTGGCTTTGATTCGTCCATGCCACTAAAAGCATCCTGGCCTGTACTATTGCCTCGATTTCCGCGCGGCAAATCCCATGAGAAATAAGTGCCATAGTCAGTAATCACACGATCCCAGACTCCAGTATCCCCCATATAGTTAGAGCGCTTTCCATTGTAGGTTACAGCCACTTTACAGGAGTACGTTTCTTCATTCCCTCCAGCCTTACTCGCTGTGGTTGCAGGGATATTTTGGATAGATGCGCTTACGTCATCTTGCGTTAACTCCTCAACTGGAGCAAATTCATATATGGGGGTGCCGAGGCTATTTAAATATAACTTATATCTAACCCTAAGCGCACTTCCATCTGAGAATTCATACGTTCCCAGGCATTGGAGCTTATTTTTTTCTCTTATCTCATTGATCTGATTATAAGCATCGATTACAGAAATTGCTTCCTGATCGTCCTTCAGCAGTTCATTATAATCATCGATTAACATCTGCCTAGTTTTAGGGGAATTGCAGTCAATTTTGCTAAAATCATAAGCAAAGGTGAGTGTGGGGACAAAAAGAGCAACAACAGTAGCTAGTATTGTTGAGGAAAATCTTTTTCCATTTTTTATAAAAAACATTTCATTAACTCCATACCTTACCATCTTAGCCGCGAGCGCGGTCCCTAAAACCCTTAACTTCACTGCACCGTCCTTCATGCAATCAAAATGACTTTTATGTTATAAAAATAATCAGCCAAATCAACATGATTTAGGCCAAATTTCTGTCAAAAAATAAAATCCACAAAAAGTGGTTGACACTATTTTGGAAATCACAAACTGCACATAATCCATCGCGCTAACGGCTCCCGTTGAAGGTTCTTTTGACGATTAACTTTCAGCCGAAGCGCGGTAGGGAGTCATAACGCCAAAGCAGGCCGCCATGTGCGGCCTTTTTTTGTATCCGTCATCCGTGGAGGAAGGACAATGGAAAAGATCGCAATATTCAGCCTGACCACCAGCAAGCCTCAAATGCTCACTGCAATACTGAAAGACGGTGCTCTCATTATTAACGAAGTAAAACCCCTTCCCGCGTCAGCATTGGAGCAAAAGCAAAAAATTCCTCCAGCTATAGCAGCCCTGCGGAAAAGCAAATTTAAGGTACTGGTAGACGAAATTACGCCAACGATCTCCGCTGGCACCGGAGCAAGCCAGGTGACTCTCAAGACCCGTCATGCCGATGGTAGAGCAGCAATCATCGTCGGGATGGAAAGATACAAAGAGTTAAAACTCCAGAAACTATTATCCCTGCCGCAAAATAACAAAGGTGCTTTCGAAATCCCCGACTCTATCGTTGATACCGAATACAACGGTAACGGAGAAGAAGTCTACAGGGTGAACTGGCAGGATATCAGGCCGGAGCATATTCTGATGATCCTGTGTTGCTACGCGACCGTATACCACAACGTTGCCAGTGCGGATTACGTAGAGCAGATGACCGGTACAGTCGAGAAAGAGCAAAAAACAGGCATACTCGCTTCGTTCCTTTCCATTATTGGGCATGAAAAAGTTAAAGCAGGCACCTCCCAGCCAAAGTCACTGGCTGGGAAAGAAGTTGATGAAGATACCGTGATACTTTGATCACATTAGTAGCTTTGTTAACTCCCTCAACACCAGGTAGAAGAGTAACAAAAATATTGACGCGAGTATTTGAGTGGTCAATGAAGCGTTCATAAACAGATCAATTAGAATTAATAATTCGAAGATAACATCCATGTCATTCACTCCGTTTAATTTTTAATCTAATGCCAGCAAATGAAGCTGGCCCCCGCATAAAGATTAATGAAAGTCACTTGTCACCAGTGAGGGGATTTATGAGCCACATCCCCCTGAACTGGTGGCCTGTCTGTTTCTCGCATTTCACACCCTGCATACAGTTTCCCCCAGGTTATGACTGAGAGGCTTTGTTATGGGCTATAGCAGACTCGACGATAGGTACATTGAAGACGATATTTTTCGTGCGCTGTTTCACCAGGAAATGATTAAGCGGGTATCGGAGTATCACTCTGATAATTTCCAGTACACGATAAAGATTGATGAAGTATATCGTTCAGACCTTGCAGCCTACCGGGCGTATGGCAATGCAGATTTGCGCTGGGTATTCCGGGTGCTGGTGGGCCATGAGTCAGAAATGGAAGAAATGCCCGCCGGGACCACGTTAACTCTTCCTGATGTGGCATGGCTGAGGAACAAGATCCGTGATTACGCGAGCGCGGAACCGGAGATAGAAAATGCCTGATTTCCTGAAAAACCAGGACGGGCGCTATATCACTGACGGCCTGTCCTCTAAGGACTTCACGCGTTTATTCGAGCTTATCAGGAAAGAACAAACCCGTAAGCGCCGACAAGCTCACCGGACGCTGACGCCAGGTAGACTGAGGAACAAATCCGCCGAAGATATTCTCAAGTTAGGGAAGAAAAAAGGCGGCACGTTCTTCACGCGAGACGACCTGAAAGGTTTCGAAAAGCTACGGAGTAAAACGCGCGAAAAATATGACAGCAAGACGGCTGGCATCACATACGCCCAGCTGGTGGCATCCAGCCAGGCAATCGATATTAAGCGTGCAAATAACGCCGTGGATGACGGATCTGGTATCAAAAGAGCTACACCCGTATCTCTTCGCCACAATGTGATTAATATCCGCGTAGAAGCATCGGATATATCCGTCCACCAGCACCATATCGTCCGGATACGCTTTGAAGAATGGGATCAGATGGTTGATGACATCGCAGAAGACGATAAATCAGCTCTCAAAATCACTAAATCACTGTGCGCCGGGCGAGTGTCTTTCGATTGTGACTGTGGTCGTCATCAATACTGGTATCGTTACATCGCCACTGCGGGTAACTTTGCCCTGGCACCGCCAAAAGAATACGCCTATCCAAAAGTTCGCAACCCGAAGCTGCAAGGCGTCGCCTGTAAACACGTGATCCACTCAATGACGCGGTTACAGTCCGCCAGTTGGCAAATGAGTATTGCTCGTGCGCTACAAAAGGCTGCAACGCAAATTGCATTTGGTGACGATCGCCGCCGTACAACCAAACACTTCTCAAAAGAAGACGAGAAGGAGTTTAATCGCAATCGTAGCAGTAAAACGAACGTTGAAGCCGCCAAACGCGAATGGAGGCTCTATCAGAAGCGCCAGGCAGCTTTAAGTACAAAACTGGCAAAGGACAACGGCAAGATCGACAAGCTACGTGACCAATTGACCAGGGCCAGAAAGTTGTCAGACGCACAGAAAAAACGGGCGGCTGCAAAAGAAGCGGCCTTGCAACGTGAGAAACAGAAAAATAAGGAACTTCAGCAACGCCTTGCCGATCAGTTCGCACTGAAGAAGCAGGCGTTCATTGATGCGCTTGTCATGGCTGGAACGCCACAAGAACAGGCTGAGAAGATGTTTATAGAGTACGTGAAAAAAGCATAAACCACACATAGCCTAGTAGTTTATGCTGGGCTTTCATTTTTTTGAAAGATCAATTCCAGTATTATCAAACAAACTGGAAATATCAGACACCAATTTATTAAAATGCTTGTCATCATTATAGAATGATGTGCTTTTTATAGCGACTATAAAATCACATAAATCTTGCGGAGATTCAATGCTAACCCCCTTATTTTTATATAGTTCAATAATACTGCCAACATCAGAATGCAATAGTTTTATCGCGCCACAAATTTCTCGCTGTTTCGTAGCTAGGTCATTAAGTTTATTTTCATTTTCATCTAAGATTTGTTTTGAATATTTAGCGTCATTGGTTGCTTGATTTAACTTTGTTTTCTTTCTTTGCAATTCTATTCTTTTATCATAATCAGCATCTTCATCTAAATATCTTATTTCAGTGTATAATTTACTTGTTAGCTTAGATATCTTCAGTGTGAGAATAGGAGCTAACACAGATGCAAATACCCCATAACCAAATGGGATTACAAAGTGATAAACCCACGGGGATACAATCCAATTATCAAAGAACGGGACATTACCACCAACAAAAACAATAGATAATGTATATAGGATGTCGTCCTTTGACTTTAATATAATTAAAATATCCTTCCAGTTAAAAATTAGAAAAGAAATGACAACATATGCAAAAACCTTGTTAAATATTTTATCTTTTATTATTTCAGAAAATGATTTTAGTTCTGTTTCATTTATAGACGGATTATCTTTAACTTTTTCTGACATCATAGCTTATCCTGATTACTTTTATTATGGATAGTTAAAAGATTCAACAGGTGATGGTGGCTGAATTGGGTAATGTTTCTTCTCGTACTCCTCAATGAGAAGACTCATAACCTCAAAGAAATCACCTTCCGGAGTATTCATTTCCGGTTCGTTATCGAACATCGGTTTGACCGCACGCAGTGCGGCCTCATAATCTTGTTCTGTACGGATAGGTTTAATGTTCATTAATTACAAAGGAAAGCCCACTTGCTAAGTGGGCTTTTTGTATGTGTTTTACTATATCAGGCTGCTTTTTTATTCAGGTTCCGCTGAGAAATAAATTTTTCAGCAGTATTGATACGACTTAACTCTTCCTGAACGCGCATATCATTTTCGACTTCCCACAGATCTACTGCGGTCTGAAGATTAATCCAAAAATCTACAGAAGTATCGAATGCTTTTGCCAGGCGATATGCCATATCCATCGTTAGCTTACGATTATTATTAACAAGAGCACTTACGGTGTTACGATGAACATGAAGTATTTCTGCTAACTCGTTGATCTTCAGCTCTAACGGCTCCAGGTATTCGTACAGCAGGATATCACCTACGGTCGTCGGTTTTCTGGTTGCCTGTTTCATTTTTTGCCCTTACTAGCGTACGTATTAAGTGGACTCTGGTCAGAACCCGGTCCGTAACCGGGTATCTGTTTTAGTATTTGTGAGGGTCGAGATACAAGTCCTCGGCCTTTCCGTTAACCCACTTAAAAATTAACCTATATTGCTTATTCACCCTTACTGATGAATAGCCATTTAGCTTCCCTGACAGTTCCTCATACCGATTACCTGGTGGTGATCTTAAATCCTTACAGGTAGTTGCGGCATTGATAATGTCCAACTTCCGTGACAATGTCATATGAATATCAGGAGGTATCTTTCTATGTGGTGTTGAAAATTCAAAAAAATCATCAAGCCACGCATCCCTGAAATCCTTTATGTTAATTTTTTTGGTCATTAGTCATTTGATCCTCCGTGATGATTACCGAATGCCATAACTATAGCGCACTGTTGCACTGTGCGCAAGTGCATTTTATGAATTCCCCCTCCTTCATCCAAAATCACAATCTCCCGAAAATCTTCCTTTCGATACCTGACAGATCGACCTTTGAGGATGCTTATGGGCCGTTTTGACGAATGGTTTGCTGACGATGCAAACCTGGCAAGTAAGGAGTCAGAACATGACAGCACGCAGAGAGAAACGCCAGCGCCGATTGAAGCGAATGCAGGAGGCGCGCCGGAACATGGCAATACCGGTTCGGATTCATTCAGCATTCTGGAAGAGCAACCCGCCGCCAAAGCTGATAGCCATGATAATTTTGCTGATAGCAACGGTGGCCTTACTCCGGATGCTGGCGAATCAGATATAGCCATACTTCCTCCTTCCCTGGCTGGCAGAGAACCAACTCCACAGCTAAAAGCACGCTATAACGGGCATAAAGCCTTTAACGACCAAATCCGCGCAGACTGGATGCTGATTATTGAATCCAGCCCAGACGCGTTTCAGGCTCTCTTATATCGACCAGATGTTGGCACATATGGGGTAGTCAGCGACGAAACAGGAGAAGAGTCATTCACTGAACTGGATAACAACCAACGCGAACTGACTTACCAGGAACCTGAAATCGTTTATGTGCTGGATAACCCTGACGGGCGTGACTCTTTCCATGCGATTGACGCAGACGGTGAGCAGGATGGCTTAACCGATGATGTTCTGATTCTGCGTATTGCAGCAAATAACGTCCCCGTCGGCTCAATTCTTGAATGGAATGAAGAGATGGTAAACGGCGTAGCCCGCCGCTGGTGGTACGTGCACCGTATTTTTAGCTACGGCACACAGCATGTTGGTTCGCTTTACTACTGCATACCTGCCAGGAATTTTGATACGACTCAAAACGGAGTGATCGAATGACTTCAAATAAAACCCTCCTGGCGCGAACCGGTGAATGGCAAACCTTACGCACAGGAAAATTCCAGACCACGGGCTTTGAAAACGTGGATAACGCGTTTGCGACGCTAATCAGCAACATTTTTTCTGATATCTTACTGGTGGCCCCCGCGCCGGAAGAAAAACGCTTTGCGTCATTCCTGAATCGTCCACCAGCAGAGCGTGTCTATATGGCCCGTTTCGACAATGCGATCGAGTTTCTTAAAGCAGTTCGTCGCGCAAATGCCGGGCAAGGGAGAAAACCTGAAAACCAGAACATTAACCGGGATGCTCTCCCCCTGGTCAATATCTCACGCACTATGGATATCAATTATATCAACGATGATCAGCAGATTGACCGCAAAAAAGTAGCCAGTTTTTGCGAACCAGATACCGGAACGCCTTTAGCAGAACTGGAATACACCCAGGCCATTCTGACGTATGACGTTACGTTAATGGCAACTGATAAAGCGACCATGAGTCTGATGTGTAATTCGCTGGGCGCACGGCTTCGCCTGATGACAGGTACACAATTTGAAGCAACCACTCACCTTGTTCGTGTCCCGGTCCCGCTGATTTGCTCGATACAGGATGCCAAAGAAGTCGGCTTTACGGATGTTTCAGCACCAATTGGAGAAGAGCGTATTTATGCCACACAAGCGCCGATAAGTGTGATTGCAGACGTGATCACAGCATGGGAGTTGGACGCAAAACGTATTATTACCGAAACCTCGATATCTATGGGGTGATAAGTGGCCCAGGAGTTACAACAATATTTTCTACAGTCAGTGCTCATTAACGATAACAAAGTGCCACGAGACTGGATTTTTACCGCAGTATATGTAGAAAAAACCAGCCTCAAAGCCCCTTTGCTAAAACTGGAAATTCATGACGCTACCGGCACCGTAATTGATGACTGGAAAGCCAAATACGGTGCATCGCTGGTGGCTGAAATGGGCGATCCAAACGGTAATGCAGGCACTTTTAAAACAGATTTCTTTGTTACGTCTGCAATGCTGGCTGGTGATGTTGTTACCGTTATTGCTGTCAGTGAAGACGTGCGCAGGTTTAAGATCCCCTCCCCGCGCACAAATTTACATACCAACAAAACACCAGACGCTATATTCAAGGCATATTCCGGCAAGCTTAAAATTACCAGCAGCGTGCTAAAACGCGCAGTTACATATCATCTGAATGCCGGTGACAAACCGTCAAAAATGCTTTCGGAGATAGCGCGAGACAAAGGTGCATTATGTTGGGTATGCCGGGGGGAATTTAACTTTTACACCCTGGCTGATCTGATGAAGCAAACGCCATCATTTACCTACGAGGGGAATAACCCTAAAGCAGAATACACTTTGTCCAAAATGCGCCTACTCCAACAGGAACATGCGACAACAGCAAAGAATCAATATCGTTTTGTTGGGTATTCCATGACCGATGGCTACGTCGAATATGGCGATAGCTCACTCCCAGTGCGTTATATATCCGACTCTGATATGGAAACTCTTCGCAATATGCAGCTGTCTCTCGTCCCCAAAATGGATATAGAAGTCGCAGGCAATCCTGATATAAAACCGGGGATGGTGATAGAGATTATCGTATACCGCTATGACCAGGAAAACCGCATTGATGAATCAATGCCCCGTAAGCTGATAGTAAAAAATGTTGCGCACTTTGAAGACCGCGTAGGCTACACAACACGAATGATATTGGGAGTGCCGAACAAATGAAGCGTAGAGCGCAAATTGTTGGAACTGTGCACCCGGCAGGGCTTATGCGTGCTCAAGTCCGTGTTTTACCTGACTGGAATGGCGTTCCTGATGACGATCTACCCTGGGCGGAATACCTGTTACCCATCGGAAACGCTTTTGTACCCACAGTCAAAGGTGACCTGGTCTGGGTAGAGTTTCCTTATTTAGATGTTAACGGTCGAATAGACACCAGACGCCCAATGATAGTTGGTGCCGCTCAGGATGCACCGGGAGGAATTCCAAACGTTGCACCAGAAGCATCTGGCAAAGGCAACGGCTGGACGCCGCCGGAAGTAGATGGAGCACCTCCCCGCCCCCAAATCTCAGCAACGAAAGACTTCGTTATTCACCGCAACAATATTCTTGAAGTACGAACTGCTGGTGGCGGCTATGAAATTGCCAATACGGCAGCAGGCGCAAGGATTGGCATGAATGAGTCCGGGCAGATATATATCATTGGTCCGGCTGATGTAATCGTGAATGCAGGAGGGAGTGTTAACGTCAAATCAGCCAACAACATCAATGTTAATGGGGAAAATATAGCTGTCACCGCTAACGGAGACATAGCTTTCAAGGCAGGAGGAACCTTTCAGGCCACTGCTGGCAACTTCGATTTCAAGAAAGGATAGAAAATGCACCCATTTGTGTTAGATAATTAATATGTATTTTCTAACACAAATGGTGAGACATGAGATCAGTCGCTTTCAAAAATATCTTCATCTATCGTCTTTCACGCGAAGTTAGCTGGGATACTGCAGAAGTAAATGCAGCCCTTAGCAAGTTTGTGTTTACCCCATGCGGTTCTCAGGATATGGCTAAAGCTGGTTGGACCTCCGTTCTTGGTGACAACCTCACCCATGAATACCAGGGTTTTCTTCTGATACAGCATAAACGAGAGGAAAAAATCCTACCTTCTCAAGTGCTCAAAGAAGAGTTACAGAAAAAAATCCTGACACTTGAAGAAGAGCAAGACAGAAAGCTGAAGAAGACCGAAAAAGATTCGCTGAAGGATGAAGTGCTTCACTCTCTTCTTCCTCGTGCTTTCACGAGAAAATCACTCGCCAAAATCCTGATCGACCGCAGAAACCATCTGGTATTCGTTGAGGCAAGCAGCGCCAAAAAGGCAGAGGACCAGCTGGCTTTATTGCGAAAATCGCTCGGCAGCCTGCCTGTCATTCCATTCACACCACGCGAACCGCTGGAAATTACAATGACCGAGTGGTTTAAAAACGGCTTCCCTGCCGGATTTACAGCAGGTGAAGACGCCACATTAAAGGGTCTGCTCGATAATGGTGGTGCCGTTCGCTGCAACAAAGTTGATCTACAGTCCGACGAGATTATGTCTCACATTGAGGCGGGGAAAGTAGCTACGACCGTTGCAATTAACTGGATGGACCGCGCGTCGTTCAGAGTCAACGATGATATGAGTATCAAAGCCCTGACATTCTGTGATGATCTCTATGACCAGAACGACGATATCGACCGGGAGGATGTAGCACAACGATTTGATGCTGATTTCGTGCTCTTTACGGGCGAATTATCTGCACTGTTTAACGCGCTGGTGGAGGCCATTGGCGGTGAAGCAGAACGATAATAACCGACCGCTTGTTGTGAGTCTTTGTGATTTTACGGGGGCAATGGTTGCCCCCTGGCTGGAATACGGTGTCGATGCCGCTATCGTCGATCCACAGCACTTATCGACCAGTGACGAGCGGATGCAATCAGGTGCCGTTCTGACGCGTATTAGTGCGATCATCGATAGCGATGAAGTATACGCTTTTCTCCGTAAGAATTTGCAGCGCATCGTGTTTCTGGCCGGGTTCCCACCGTGTACTGACCTGGCTGTTTCCGGCGCGCGCTGGTTTTCGGACAAGGCTAATAAAGATCCGGTTTTCCAGTTCAAAGCAATGCAGGTTGTCTGGCAGTGTTATGACATTGCAAAGATGATCGGTTGTCCGTACATGATTGAAAATCCGGTCAGCAAAATATCGACATTCTGGCGTAAGCCAGATCACATCTTTCACCCTTACTTCTTCACTGCATATTGTCAGGAAGATAACTACACCAAAAAAACATGCCTCTGGAGCGGCCAGGGCTTTGTCATGCCTGATGCCCTAATGGACGAATCATTAGGCAAGCCAGATAACAGAATCCATGCCGCGCCACCAGGGCCTGACAGGGCTAATTTTCGAAGTGCTACTCCACATGGATTCGCAAAGGCAGTTTTCGAAGCGAATAAGGGGGTGCTCTATGAGTAAATCTATAGCAAGCATAGCCATAGAAAAACAGGATACGATGGCTGAAATTAGCTATATGCGCACCATTCGGACTCCGGATGAATATGAGCGTCCGATATTCAAATGGGTAGGTGGTAAATTCTCAGAATTGCCTACAGTGCTTGAGCATCTACCACACGGTAAGCGGTTAATAGAACCATTCGTTGGTGGCGGTTCCGTATTTACGAATGCAGGATTTCGCCACAACCTGCTTAATGATATTAACGGTGACCTGATTAACTTCTATCAGACATTGCAGCGAGAAGGACATTCGCTCGTCACGCTGTCATATAGTTTTTTCCAAAATTACAACAACGCTGACGCTTACCTCGAAGTGCGTGAGGCATTTAACAGAGGAAAGTATGACCAGCTACATCATGCTGCCGCCTTTTTGTACCTTAATCGGCACTGTTTTAATGGCGTAACGCGGTACAACCAAAATGGCGAGTTCAACGTGGGGTATGGCAAATACAAAGCGCCCTACTTCCCACATGCAGAGATGGAGGCATTTTTGGCTGATGACGTACTCAAAAACACGTCCTTTGTATCAGGTGACTTTGCTGGCGTCATCGAGGCGGCTGGTGAAGGCGATGTGATTTTTTGCGATCCGCCGTATGAACCGCTGCCGGATACAGAAGGGTTTACCAGTTATTCAGGAAATAGCTTCCGTTTCGACGAACAGAAACGGCTGGTATCTCTATTGGTGGAAGCCCACCAGCGCGGCGCTAAGGTAGTGATAACAAATAGTGGTGCGCCAAACATCCGTGAACTATATGAAGGAAACGGGTTTAAAGTACATCATATGGCAGCCAGACGGTCGGTGTCCTGCAAGGCGTCAACACGTGTAGTTGCTAACGATATAATTGCAATAATGAAGTAAAAAACGCCGCAGTAGCGGCGTTTACTTTTTTATGTGGCGAAATACCTATTAACCTAACTTCGCCCAGGTATCACGCAGCCCAACGGTGCGGTTAAATACCGGTTTTTCCGCCGTAGAATGGCGGCTGTCGAGGCAGAAGTAACCTTCACGCTCAAACTGGAATGCTTTACCCGCAACCGCATCTTTCAGCGACGGTTCAGCAAAGCCCTGTTTGATCACCAGCGATTCCGGGTTAATCACCGACAGGAAATCATCCGCAGCACCTGGGTTCGGCACGCTGAACAGACGGTCATACAAACGGATTTCAACCGGCAGCGCATGTGCCGCGCTCACCCAGTGAATAACACCTTTGACTTTACGACCATCTGCCGGATCTTTGCTTAAGGTATCGGCGTCATAAGTACAGAAGATGGTGGTGATATTACCTTCGGCATCTTTCTCGACGCGTTCTGCCTTAATCACATAAGCATTACGCAGACGCACTTCTTTACCCAGCACCAGACGTTTGTACTGCTTGTTAGCTTCTTCGCGGAAATCGGCGCGATCAATCCAAATCTCACCGCTAAACGGCACCTGACGGCTCCCCATTTCCGGTTTGTTCGGATGGTTCGGCATGGTGACCATTTCGCCTTCGCCCTGATAGTTTTCGATAACCAGTTTCACCGGATCGATAACCGCCATTGCGCGCGGCGCATTTTCGTTGAGAT